CTGAGATAAAGAACTTAAATAAGGAAATATATGAAAGAGTCCTATTAATTCCAGTGGTTCCAGAAAGCGTGAAGATGAAACTTCTAGAGGAGATTAGGAATCGTAACCTAAAATTTGAGATAGTGGAACCAATAATGAAGGAAATAGGAAGATACGATAACGAGGCACTGTGCAAAATGTTGCTGTCACAGAACCTAGACAGTAGAGTCGTAGTGAAGCTTAAGGACGGTACGTGCAAAGTCTACGAATTTGTAGAGTTCAAACATCTGGTTGAGTACATTAAGCGTTACGATGAAGGGTGGTCATTATGACGGCTCCCTTAGACCTCCTGGTGAAATACCTTACAAAAGTAGGGAAAGTGAAAGTATACCAAGATGAAACAGGAAGCAGAATTGAATGGAAACTAAAACCTTTTGCGTTCTTCTGGGCGAAGACATACAATGGTGGAATATCATTAAATGTGAAACGACTTAGCTTCGAGAACTATGTTCTAATAAGCACTGGAATAGGTTATTGTCGTGTAACCGTCGTTGCGAGGCTCTATTTTAAGGGTGTTGAATTCCCTGAAGAATTCCTCCTTAATGAATGTAAAATTTACTTTAATTCGAGAAAACTCTTTACCATCTATTTCTCCGACGTCCAGTATCAAAGATGTTGTGACTCTCCGTCCAAGGACAACAGTCATGACTCTGACGAGGAGGAGGAAGAAGATGAGGAAGAGATAGAAAGGATGCAGGAAGAAGCCGATGAGATATGTAGTAAAGTAAGTTATGAAAATTGTCCTTCGGAAATATGTGGTGATATATGCGAAATTTATGAAGAAGAACAAGAAATGGAGGATTTAGAAGAGGACATTGAGGATCTCTATGAAGAAGAGGAGTGAAAGAAATGGACAGAGATGAGCTTAAACAAATTATTCAAAATCTTCCAGATAACTCACCTAAACTTCTGGAGTATTTGAAAGAAGCTAAGGAGAAGGGATGGACTGACGTTGTCGATATGATTGCAGTGAAGCTGGGGCTGAAGGAGGAGAAGAAGAAAGGGAAGAAGGAGGAAAGCGAGGTACTTAAGAGAGTCCTAAAGCCCTTAGGCAAAAAGAAGATAGAACACACCTGGGACTACAGCGTAGATTTCCTCGAAGCAAAGAAAGTCCTCACTAACGCTTACAAACAGCTGTTTGACATGAATTTGATGCCCTATGAGGTATACGTTACTATTCTCCTCATACAGCTGGTTAACGGTGCTAGGATAGGCGAGGCGATTAGGGCGTTTAAGACGTTCGTGGAATCGGGGCAAAAGGAGTTCCAATTACAAGCAGAAAAACATGGCAACACAAGGTTCTTTGTCATTCCCGACGTCGTCAGAAACAGACTAGCCTACAAATCAATATTGACAATCGCTGATGATAAACTAGAATCGAGGATAAGGATGTTTGCACTGAAGTACTTGAAGACCAACACACATTCATTACGTTACGCTTTGATCTCCTACTTGGCGAAAAATGCTGTAGACCCCGCTATCATCGCAAAGGTGACGGGGCATAAGAAGTTGGACAGAATTATACAGTACACTCAAACAAAGGACGCCGTCGAAATTTTGCGTAAGCTTTCTACCTAACTATCTCGACACTTTTTAAAGGGTATAACTCATATTATATAATAGGTGAAAACACATATGGTCGAAATAAAGTTAAGATGGAGGATAAAGTCAACGAAAAAGAATGGTAAGGTATACCCTCTATATTATATATCAGTGCCAGGCAGATCTGCTGTTTTTTTGTTGAAATATGAACCGTATTTAGACCCAGAAAGTAAGGTAATCATTTTCAAACCCAAGCAGAACCAAAGTCAACAACCACAAAGTCAATAATTCTTTTTTCCCTTCCCCTTTTAACAGCTGTTTTAGAGTTGTTTTTGCCGTACCCAGCCCTCGACCTGCTCCGCGTCTTGAGAGATGATAAGGCTTGCCTTTTGTTCTACCATTTACTGCCTAACCTGTTGGGCAGAAACTTTACATATTTCCAAACGAATATTATAATGGCGAAAAATATGAGAACTCAAAAGGCTCAAAAGGGAAATAGAAGTCAAGAAGAAAACAAATTGTATTTTTGCAACCTTTGTGGTTTTATTGCAGAAAGTTATGAAGAACTTGATATGCATTATACGTTTGAACACGACCCAGACCCCGATCTTGGTTATGAATTAGAAGTGATGTGGGAAAACAAAAAGAAAAAGAAGAAAGCAAAAGGTTTGAAGGGAAAGGCATTTGAACAGCTAGAATTATTAATAAACGGTGAGGACTACAAAAACGAGTATGTCGGATGGTGCCATATTCCTTACGAAATAATAACAAGGAAGAAAGGGGTCGGACTTTCATTGAGGTTTCATGAATTTGTATTCAACCTCTCGTCCTCATTCCCCTTGTCCGGCTCCCCATGCCGTCTACGGGAGCGGTAGTTAAACCACTCCCTTCAAGGACATGGGGAGCCTCATCGAACCCATCCTCCCCCTCACATTGCTCCTCGGGTTCACTGTAGGGCTCTCTTCTACATGATAGTATGTAACTACAAAATTTATAAACTTTCATGAGAAGAGCTAGGAATGTTAAATGATATCAAATGACATAAAATTCACGGCTTATCTGAAACTGTTGGCGACGGCTAAGTCCATACACTCGGTCATGAATTAAGATAAAGTGATTCTTGGCTTTCCTCTTCTTCCTCTTCCTCTTCCTCTTCTTCTTCTTCTTGTAGTTCATTTTTCACGATTTTAGCTATATCGTCGCCGTAATATTCTCTGACTTTTCTGATAAGCTTTCGTAGATCGTCATATATTTCTGCCAAAGTACCATCTACCGTAAAGCTTACTAATACGTATTCGCCATCCATGGTCGGTATTATAAGAATTCCTTGGCTAATATTTTCGTTTTCAACTTCATGATACCCATCGTACGTGAATTCAATCTTCAGAATATTCCCCATTTTTACCTCCAGTTATAACATATGTTTGAGGAGATATTTAAACTTATCTGGTAGTTTAGTAGTAGGGAAAAGTTACGCCATCCTTTCTTTCCTCCTCCTCACCTACCGCTCAACCTCGCTTTTCCTCCTACCTAACTGGTTAGGCAAAACTTAAATATCCGGGTTAGCACAAATATGATTGATCAAATATGTCCTCTCCACATCAAGTTAAATCAAATACAAATCAAACAAATGCTAGTTCTACTACTAGTTCTACTCAACAAACATTATCTTGGGAGGTTATATTAAAGTCTCCCAGGATAGAGAAACAACACATCGATTTTGCAATTGCACATATCGATGATGCACCACAAGTCCCAGTAGAATTCGTTTACAGTCAGGTCGCTACAGATGTCAAAATCTCCTATCCCCACTCTGTCGCAATTAGCGGGGTGGGGGGAGTTATTGGAGCAATACTTTCAATAAAATACACCAATGACATATCTTATTTCGTCACTACTGAGGAAGTTATTAATGCAACCGAGAATTCACCACTGTTTCTCGCAAGGTACTCGTTAGAAAAACTAAGTAAAATCTATCAAAATACTGAGGTTATCATCCTGAAACTGAATGAATTTGAGAAAATTAAGTTGTTGCTAAGTCAAGGAGGAGTCTATATTTCTGGTTTGCCATATGAGATTACTATTCAGATAGCACAACTAGCGGGGTTTGGTAGGCTTTGGCACTTTTCACCAATTCAGCAAAAATTCTTTGTATTCTGATTCTGAGGTGGCGACAAAAATGACCGAATTTGAACTTGAGATAAAAAAGTTTAGATGGTTAATTTCCCAGGGTTATATAACACCACAAGAACTGGCATTTTACTCCAACTTTTACGATATCCAGATGACCAGTACTGTGAATTTTCAAGGATATGAGATATTGACTCCATTGTTTGTGTTGGCGAGACCAAGGAAGTTTGGCGAAGTAAAAAGAGAACTGCCTCAGGCAGAAATAGCAGATCCAATAGTCAAAAAATTCCCATTAATTTCACTAATAAGCATCGAGAAATTTATCAATAGCCTTGTGACAATGAAGCTACCATTCTTCTTTTTCACATTATGGCTCCATAGATCATATTCTGATGCACCACCACAGGTACATGGGTTATTGCACACTTTAATTGATCTTGCGAACACTTCAAACAAGTATGTCATAAAACCTTACAACATTATTTCTGCTGAATTGTCAGTAAAAAACAGTGAGTTACAAAAAATTGTTTGCCATTTCAAGAAAATGTTAGGTGAGGATAGTAATTGTGATGATAATGACTGGTGGAAATACAATCTCTGGGGCAACAGGAATACTACTAGTGTTGACAGAAAACTAATTGAGAAAATAGCACTACAATATAACATCTCGCCTATTTGTGTTCATTACATAATATATTATAACAAGAACCCATGCAACCTTTCATCAGTTGTTATAAATAAAATCAAATCAGACCTCTCTTCTTCCTCTTCTTCTTAATTTTTTCTCTCCTTATAACAAAATATTCATATTCCCCTTTCTCTCTCCTGATATCTTTTTTGCATCTATTACTTCTATCTCCCCTTCTTTTCCCAAATATTTCAGCACTGCGTCACTGTCATCTATCGCTATTACCTTACCCTCTCCATATTTTTCCCTGAGCTTCCTTACCACATCGCTCTTAAACTCATGGTCTTTCCTGAAGTCCTTCTCACCCCTCAGCACGACCTCGTTTGGCTCTATCCCTATCT